AGACCAAGAAGCAACTTCTCTCATTCTATGTTTAGCAACAAGTTCCATTTGTGCTTTACCATATAATTTTTCTTCTAACTCTACTTGCTTAAGTTCTTTTTCTAATGGGTCTTTTTCTTTTCTAATATCTCTTTGTAGTTTCTTTATCTCAACTTCGTTCTTCCTAGCATCGAAAGATAAGTGAACTAAATTTTCAAAGTGTGTATTCTGCTCTCTTACCGATTGCCAATACTTTGCAGCTTTGGTTGGATATTTATTATCAGATAATACAGAAAACCTCATTTCTGTTTCTGTACGAAACATTTGTTTCTTCATCCATGTATCTTGTAGTTCTGGGATTAATTTTTTAAAATTCTTAACGTCATCTCTATCTAATATATTAGTTAAATACTTAGACTCAGTTTCTAACTTAGTCGCAATATTGCGCTTTTCTTTTGTCATACGATCTCCTTTATTCATTTCTAATGTCTTTATATAT